TCCCTACATCAAAGAGGGTTCCATATTCATATTGAGATAAATCATGTCTTTCCGCACCATTAATTAGCTGGTCAGCCAAACCGATTGTGCTTTTATTATATGATTCTTTTAGAAAGTTATTGACGTGTCCAGGAAAAGCCAACTTAATTGGTGCTGGTCTTCCAACGCCTAAGCTAGGAGTAAAAGAATTATTATAAGTTCTTTGACCTTCAGGCATTACTGCCCTAATAATTCTAGTATTTCATCTAAGTAAACATTACGACTTAATCTTTCTTCAATTACGTCTATCTTACTTTGAATTAAGTTTAGTCTTTTATTTTTAAGACTTGGTTTTAATACACCATTTTCAACTCTTGTATATCTTTTTTGTAAGTCTCTAAGTTTTTCTAAGTCTGGCCCTCTGGTGTCATCTACACGTTTACCATCAGAAAAAAGAGTCGCTCTTCGGTCAAACTCTTTCTTTTTAACTGGTTTACCAAGTATTTTTTCTGGGAGTGCGTCTGTTATCGCACTAGTTCCTCTTAATTCTAAACTATCTAAAAGTTCTAATGCTTCACTTGTAGAAATATTCCCACCTATATTGTCTATTTCAGAAATAAGTTTATCTACTGATAAAGGAAATGCAGCTAATTCTTTTTCTGTATACATACGACCACTCATATAGTCAGGAGTATCATCAGTCAATAATCCAGATATATTTTCTAAAGTAGATGAAATAGGGTCTAAAACTTCTTCTGGGTTTGCATCAAATGCATTTTCTTCAAACTCTGTAATGTCTAGGCTTGTAAGAGTTTCTATAGCATCTGGAGATAAATCTTCAAATTCTGCAATAGGTACCTTAGATATAACCTCTTCTGTTTCATCTTCATTTACTGAGGATGTACTACCATCACCTTGTGAGTCTATATTATTTTTTTTATCGTATTGTGCAATAGCATAGTCTAATTTGTTATCCCTAAAATAATTAAAGTCTTGTATACTTTTGTCTAATTGTAGATATTCCTTGTCAAGGTTGGAAATCCTTTCATTAAGCTGTGCATATGTTAATTCTTGTTGATTGTCTCCTGTACCAATAATTATACTTCCACCTTGAATTTGTCTTGCAGTATTTAAATCTATTGATTCTAATCTAGATTGATATTCAGCATCTGATTCTAATTCTGTTTGTGGAAAAACTCCTCTAAAGTTAACTTCTTGTTGTCTCAATCCAGCTATCTCAGTAGTCAAACTGCCATATCTGTTTGTATCTTGTGAATATTGAGTTCTATCTATACTGCTAATAATTTTAGAAAAACTTTTTGTCATTTTAGCTTCTGCTGATTGTCGTGCTCTATCAACATATGGACCATCTGGGTCTATTGTTTTATACAAAGCTACAAGTTCATCAGCTGTTTCAGCTTTATCAAAATCTTTAATAGAATTTTCTTGTATTTTTAAGTCTGGAAAATCATATGTATTATCAAATAATGTTACAACTTCAGTAAGATTCATAGATTCAGCCATCTCTCTTTTTTTAGAAATGTCAGGAAATTGCTTTTCAAACTTTAAAAACAAGTTATAGTTATCACGTTTAGCTTTTTCTTCTAATTGTTTTTCAGCAATTCTTTCTTGTGCTTCTATCTGTGCACGCTCTAATCTATCTCTTGTAGTGCCAAATATAGAGTCAACGATATTAGTGCTTGGCTCTTTATAACTAACATTTATATCTCTAGTTAATCCTTTTCCGTTAGCCATTAGTAGTTCCCTCCTTGCTGGTTTTCTAATATAGATGTAATAAAGTCAGTCACTTGTTGTTGAGAGGGATATGCAGTATTAGTTCCATAGTATTCATTAATATAATTTTGTACATCTGCAATTTGTGAATCATTTAAATTGAAGTTTTCATATTGTTGTGAATAGTTTGGAGCAGTTATAACTTCGTTTGCACCACCTGTTCCACCTTTTAAGTATTGTCCTAAGTCTACATTAGCATCAAGTAAATCATTTCTAGCAGATGATAAACCAGATTTAAGAGTATCTATTGTTCCTGATAATAAACTATCTAACGATGATACATATTGTCCTTCAGCTCCCATTAGTTGACCTTGTAATACATCTTCTAATGTTTCTCTTGCTTGTTGCTGTCTAACACCTTGTCTACCACCCATTAATCCAGAAGTGCTAGATTGTGCATTCATATCTAATAAAGTTCTTGCTTCGTTTGATGCTCCAGTTGCTACATCCCCAAGCATCATACTTCTTCCCTCTTGAAGGTTTCTTAGTTTTTCTCCAGTTCCCTGAAAGTAATCTCCAAATTGTTCTACGACTCCCATCTCTAATAAGGTGTCACGTAATCCATCTTTATTAGTTTTTACATCTGAGATGTTAAAACCCATTAAGGCTCCTATTTCGTCTACATCTAACTTAAAGTCAGATAAAAAGGTTTTATATTGGTCTGCTTCATTAGGACTTAACCCAGAAAGAAACGAAGAAAATAAATCTGATGTCGGTGTAAAGAATGAACTACTATCTGGTGCTCCACCAGGCAAGGTTCCCATCATACCACCTGAAGTATCAGATGTTTGTTGCCCTCCTGTTTGGTCTGGGTCAGTAGAAAAATTATTTCCAAATCCAAACATTTCAGATGAGTTTTGTAACCCTTGATTTTGCATTTGATTTTGATAAAAACTAGGAGCACCAGCTTGTACTGGCCCTGATTGATTCATTGAAGATAAAGGTTGTTGGAATCCTTGCATTGCAACCTCTGAGGTTTGTCCTATTTGATTGTCTAAGTCTGTATTAAAAGATTGCATACCACCGAAAGGTTTCATCCCTTCCATAGGATTTAAATTCATTTTTTTATTTCTTTCTTTTAACTTTTCAAGAGGAGCAACACCTAATAAGCTTTTTAAATTTATTGCCATTATTCTCTACCTTTCAAGTCTAATTGATTTTGTTGCAAGAAACGTACTAAAGCTGCAGTAGCATCTTCTGGCATATTTTGTTGAGTTGTTTTATCAATATAAGAAGTTGGGTCTGATAAATAATCTCCAGCTTCTCCCATAAATGATTTGAATAAACTGTCACTTTTAAAACCTTCTGGATTTTGTAAATACTCATCACTAAATACATCAAATCCTTCTACATCTTCAAACATAGGAAAATTTTCTCCTCCTTTAAATACATTTAGTGGATTAAACTTTTCTTTAAAAGAGTCAAACTTATCTGTATATTTTTCAGTAGCATCTTTAAACTCATCACTCTTCATTACTTCACCAATTATTATATCTAGTCCCATACTTTTAAGACTGTTACTAGCTTTCATATCTTCGGTTGATTCTCTTAGAGCGTCTTTTACTCGCCTGCTAATTTCATCTCCTTTTGTTTTAAGATACTTTAGCTTTGATGTATTAATTCCTGGAGATGAAAGCAAGGTGCTTCTTTTTTTATCGTCTACTAAAGCTGCAGTAGCATCAAAAATTAAATCATCGAATTTATTAGGAGTAAGTCCTGTTATAAACTTAGCAGCTTTTCTTACAAAACCTTGGCTTCTAGTATTTTTTAATTTATTAAGTTTGTTTTGTACCATTTTTTCTATCATAATGGTATCTTCAGTTCTTAGTTTTAAAAGTTGTAAAAGATTATTTTCTTTAGCTGTACTAAATTTAGTTTGATTTTGATATGTTCCTCGTGCATTATACATAAATGTATTCCCTAGGTGTTTGGGTTAAATTTACAAATTTGTCGTCAGTCAAGTCAAGAACTACGACAGTAAATACCCTATTAGTGTGTGTATTATTATTCATATTATTTTAAAATTAAGCTTTCTCCATCTGGAGCAACTTCAAATTCTCCCACTACTACATTTGAATCTCCAGCAGCAGGTACAGAACCATAGAACTTTTTACCAGTACCAGCTCTAACTCCACCAGAAAATATTTTAATAGCATCTCTTGCTGGTTTCTTTATATCAGAGAACTTTGCAAATGTTTTTAATTCTTGTATTTCTGGACTACTATACTCTAGTTCAAATATTTTACCAAATTCTTTTCGTATTACTTTTAGTCTTCCTTTGTGGTATTGTAATATCTCTTCACCATTTTTCATTTGATTAACAGATACAGGTCCACGTTTAACTTGTTTGCTTGTTCCAGATACTGCTCTTCCTTTAACTAGTGTCATTATCTTACCCCCCTAGACCTATAGACTATTGCTATATCTTGTATTTCAAAATCAGCTTGTGCATTTCCTGCTATCTTTATTTGCAATGACTTCTTTTTAACCCTAGAGCCACTGGCTACTTGAAACTTTGTAGTCACCATTGAACTACTTGTTGAAAATGTATTAGAATCAAAGATATTTGTTGTTGGTGCAGCACCTTCAAACCCACCAGTAATAACTAAATCATCTGCATTCTTATGTGTTACATAAACTGAATAAAACTTTTTATCTACTGAAGGTTCTCCTAAGTCAATCTCTCCAGTTTGTATATCTATTGTTTGTGCTTGCGGAGATGTGTCAAATCTTTTAACGGTATACACGTCATTACTACCTGCTCCAGCAGTTGTTCCTGTGGTTAATTCCATACATACTAGCTCTTGGTTGTAAGTAACTAAGTTAGTTGTCTTCTTACTTACTAAAGTGTTAGTATCATTTATATTAACAAAAGACTTTGTTGCAATGTCATATATATATCCTTTACTGTCAGTAGAACTAGAGTCTCCTATAACTAGTATTTGATTTTTCTTAGGAATAAATCCAACAGAACAGTTCGTTCCAACAATATTTGTTGCCCATGTATCTTCATCTATAGCTCCACTTAACGTAGATATGGTATCTGAAAAGCTAAACATTCCATTTTCATTTACCCATACTAATCCTAAATCTGATTTACATACAGCTGCAGGATTACTAATACCTCTGTTTTCAAACTCTCCTTCTACATACCAACCAGCATCAGAACCAGATGCAATATTAATAATAAATAGTTTATTCTTTTTGTATACAAATAATCTATCTGAAAACTCTATAATTTTAACAATAGCGTCACCATCGTTTGTTCCTACATCTAAGTAATATGTCTGTGGAAACGTATCATACTTTCTAACAGGAGTATATTGTATTCTATCTCCCATTTCTTTTGTTACGCCTTCGTCATTCACATACAATACATTACCTACAAATGCTCTTTGATTAGCAACAGTAGCTGTCTTATATGAAAATGCTTCAGCTCCATTGAATGTAATTGCCTTTTCTTCTGGTGAAAATCCGTTAATAGTAGAATAGGTATCTAATCCAGGTGATTTGATAGCATAGGCTCTAGAGTCGGTAGCACTGTTATTGGTGTCATTGGTTACTACATAGTCTCCTTCATCGATGAAGGCATCATATTCATCCGCTAAGGACAATCTAGAACCTTTCTCAAAGTTAACATCAAGTAACAATCTATATTCATCATCTGGATTATTAAAATTCTTTGCATATATTCTCATTCCTTGTAAAAAAGAATTTAAACTATCATCTTTAATAGACATACTAGCTATAAAGTATTGAGCATCTGCAATAGAAATAGGGTCTGCTATATTAGTTAACAATGATTCTTGTCCACCAAAATATACATAGCTAACTCCAATAGCATAGTTTCCTTCTGGCCATAGTCCATCTGTTTTAGAACTACTAGAGCTCATTTCAATTCTAAAATCATCCCCAGAAGCAGGGTCTACCCCATCTTCTACATTAGAAGCAGGGTCTACTGGTGCATGAAATGCTCCAGAGTTTAAGGTAAAGTCTGCAGCAGCTGGTGCTATCAACCCTCCAGTATAAAATTTCATTTGGTCTGTTACTGCTGCCGCATAAACATCTGGGTGGTCATCATTAGTTCTTTCA